CTTGTGCTGCTATCAATAATGACGGCTACCACAAATCGACACCCAGTTGGTTTTTTAATAGTACTATGGCCAGAGCACAGCAGCTAATTGCTAATGTGTTAGGCCCTTGTGATCCTGCAGCTATGTTCGAACGCGCTCGTTTTACGAGTGGCGCAACGACATCTCGCCGCAGAAAACATGGTGACGCTTACTTTAAGTATCATAGTACTTGGTCCATCGACGTTACACGATCTGCAAGTAGATATCTGGATGCAACCATAGCGGCAACGCCGCCTTGGAAAGCATTAACAGAAAACATACTACCAAATCATGTCCTGGGAAACCAGGTGACGACAGTACCAAAGAAAACTGACATCGATCGCGCCATAGCAATGGAACCGGACGGAAACGCCCTGTTACAAACTGCTGTAGGCACACATCTGAAGTCACGTTTATCTAAAATAGTTAACGTAAACTTAAGGGATCAGAGTACAAATCAAGAGTTCGCTCGTCTAGGTTCAGCAACGGGAATTGTTTCCACGTTGGACTTAGCAGCAGCCTCTGATAGTATTTCTCATCGTCTAGTCTGGGATCTTCTCCCGACGGATTGGTATAACCTCCTTAATGACCTTCGGTCACGTTATGGTACTTTACCTAACGGTTCAGTTGTTAAATGGGAGAAGTTTTCCGCAATGGGAAATGGCTTCACATTTGAGCTAGAGTCTTTAATTTTCTACGCCATCAGCAGAGCTGTGGCGGAATTAAATGACTGCTCTCCGGAGTTCGTAAACATCTACGGTGACGATATTATCGTCCCAACTCGATGTGCACGAAACCTTGTCAGCGTCCTTGCTGATTTAGGTTTTTCAACAAATGAGGATAAGAGCTTCATCACCGGAATCGCGTTTCGCGAGTCATGTGGTAAGCACTATTTCTTAGGTGTTGATGTTACTCCCTTCTACATAAAGACGCCTGTATCTACGCTTCCTCGTTATGTTTGGTTCCTCAATTCGTTGAGGCACTGGGCATACGATGAGTTGTTCGATATATGTTGTCCGTCAGTAGAAGACTATTGGTTCGCCTTTCGTAGATCCTTCGTTCCGAAGGTCTTGTTAGGTGGAACCCAGATACACTCTATAACTAGTGTGTATTCTGCAGGAGAGCCACGGAAGAAAATCAAGTTTGAAACAGAGTCAGAACTATCATTGCATGGAACCAGAGCATTACTGCGTTGGTTTCAAAACAATCAAGTTCCGAATCGCTACATGGACACCCTTATGATACGGCATTCAAGCCTGTCTGTAAGAGGTGAATATGCAGCACGTTCAGCTGATTATTCTCGTGCTTCAACAAGATCTATCACCAAAAAAGGTGAAAAAGACGTTCCTTCTAAACTCGTAACTACATTAAATGTAGTTGCCGGATTAGTTAAGAACGTTGATCATGTTGATCCGTACTCGTCCTCACGCTTTTTCATGTTCCCTAAGGAAGTGAATTAACGTGTGATTTGGGCCTATAATAGGCCCGCCCCACATCATTCTGATGCGGTCTCTTTGAGAGTATCGAACGCAGCCTT